CAGTCGGCCAGATGTACGTCCATCATATTGCAGGTGGAATTTCTTATATCGGGGTCCGCACATACGAGCAGCCACGTGAACGATGGCAGGGTGAGTCTCTAAACCTTTTATGGTGCGACGAGGAACCTCCTCTTGGGCACTACACAGAGGGTCTCACCCGCCTTAATGCTCGCGAAGGCATCTGTCTGATGACGATGACTCCGCTGCTGGGCATGACGGAAACAGTCAAGATGTTTTATCCGCATCCGACGACACTGGACCGTGCGTTGACGATGATGACGATTGACGATGTCGATCACTACACGGAAAACGAAAAGCAGACGATCATCACCTCTTATCCAGAGTACGAGAGGGAGGCACGGTTAAACGGCATTCCGATGCTCGGTAGTGGCCGGGTGTTCCCGGTGACGATGGAGTCGATTTCGTGCAAGCCGTTTGAGATTCCCGAATATTGGCCTGTGCTGGGTGCGATTGATTTTGGTTGGGACCATCCAACCGGCGCTGTGGCGATGGCGTGGGATCGCGATGCAGACTGCATCTATATCACCCACGCCCACCGAG